GAAAATGAAGAAATTAAACAAGAAAACCCGGCAGAAACGCCAGAAGTCAAGGAAGTTGACCAAGTTCAAGAAGCTAAGCAAGTTGTGGAACAGCTTAAAGAGCAAAATGCCCTTTTAGCTAAGAATCTTGAAAGACAGGAGAAACTTCAGCTTCAGAACGTACTAAGTGGCAAAACTAACGCAGGAACGCCACAAAAGTCACAAGAAGAAAAAGCTATTGATAATGCCAGAGATTTCTTAAAAGGCTCAGGGTATGAAGATGACCTTTTCCCAAAATGATTTTTGTAAAAAAAGAATGTGTTAAGTGCAATATTGTTCGTAAATTCCTTAAAGATAGTGCGAGGGATAAAGCGGACATTTGCGGGAATTGTTGGCGTTGGGAAGAGAAGATTTAAATAATTCTATTAATTACTTAGCTGTGAGGTATTTTATACAATGGCTAATGAAGCAGTAATTATTGAGTTATTTAATGGTGGGCGGCCTATTCGATACACAGTTGCAGATGGTGCAACTATCGACAAAGGAACGTTAATGTATTTGAGTGCAGACCCAAGAACAATCGCAGCAACCGCAGGAGATGGAAATTTCTTTGTGGGCGTTGCAGCAACAGAAAAGGACGGGAGTGATGGTTCTACTACTCTTGCAGTATATACTGATGGAATTTTTGATATGAAAGACGCAGGTGCAGGTATTACTTTAGGTAATATTGCTAAGATTAATGGTGCAAACCTAATCGCAACAGCAGACGAAGCAGGAGCTCAAGGAGCAGCAGAAGAAGTTGGGCAAGTTTTAGAGTCAGCGGCAGCATCGGAAGTAGTAGCAGTGAGGATAAATAAATAAAATGGTAGAAGTAACAGGACAAGCCGACTTAAGGCGTGAAAACTTTAGTAGAATCGTAAAAGGCTTTGCATTACAAGAATATGTAATGAAACAATTATGTATGGTTGAAAACAGTAATGCGTGGACAGAAACATATTATCAAGAAACTGCGGCAGACTTAACCGGCGGAACAGGGTCAGGAGTTCAAGGAGTACCTAGACTAGCACAATTTCCTTATGGAGAAGTAAGTTGGACAAAAACTAGCGGTAGAAATGTTAAACACGCTATGGAAGGTCAACTATCTTGGGAAGACGTTAAAACTAACAATGTTCCAATGATTGCAAGAACTCTTCTAAGAATTGCTCGTGCAGTAGCTAAATCTGTGGACACTTTAATCGCTTCTGAATTATTAACAAGTGCAGGTAACACCACAGCAGCTAATGCTACTTGGGACAACGCAGTTATTGCAGACCGAGACCCAGTTCAGGACATCTTAGACGCTAAAGCTTTAATTGCTATTGATAACTATAACCCAGATAAGGGAGGGTTCTTATTAGTACACCCAACCAACTATGCTGAGTTATTGGGAAATAGTAACGTAAGAAATGCAGGTCAGTTCTGGACAGACTCCGCTACTAAAAACGGGCGTGTTGGAATGATTGTTGGCTTAACTGTGTTAGTGACTAACTCAGTAACTGAAGGAGGAGCTCAAGTTGTTATTAGTAAAGAGGCAATGACTTGGAAATCTGTAGTTGGCTTAACAGTTAAAACTATTGAAGACCCTGGAATTTCAACAACTATTAGAGCTTGGGAAGTAGGACAGCTTCAAGTAGTAAACCCAGACGCAATTTGTAGCATTACGGGTGTTTAAATGGCAGCTGGTGACGTAACAGTTGAGATTGTGGCAGTGGATACTACTGCGATTGATACTGCTGTTACTAATATGCGGGTCACAGCCAACGATAAATGGTTGATGACCAATATTGCTAACGGCCAACAAGTATTAATCGTGCACGTTGAGGAAGCTTAGAATGGCTAAACGACTACAATTAGACCTCTTACTTGACGATTTAAGTACAGAGGAACTTTCTTTTTTATCTTCTTTGAAAGAAAAATCCTCCGAAGGTACTGCAAAAGTACACAATTGCGGTCACAAAGANGGTAAAAAATGTGTTAATGTGGTGGACTTATAATGGCAGCTGGTGACGTAGAAGTCAACTTAACCACTCCCATTGCCAAAAGGGGTGCTTTGTTTGATGGAGTAGATGACNTTTTGNTTATCAGCGATNACGCTACTGTCCACGATATTTGGGANGGGGGTGCTTCACTTGCATTATGGATATTTCCTTTAAGTACCGGTGGGGCAGGGCAAGGAAGAATGTTAGAAAAAAGGCATTTATTTTATATCACTCAAGAGGCTGGTGGAAACTGTAATTTAAAATTGGAAACTACTTGGTCGGGTAACAAAGGNATTTGGACAACTACTGGTAGGCCTGTGACTATGAATGCGTGGAACCGCATTATGTTAACTTACAATTCAGACAATACTGTAAATGACCCAATAATGTATGTGAATGGTACTGTTGCTCCAATTACTGAAGACACAGCACCAACTGGTACACGAAGTTCTGACGCTGGTAGTGATTGGAACATAGGCAATAACCCTGCAAAATCTCGAGATTTTGACGGAACAATCGGGGACTATACAGTATGGAGTAGAATTTTAAGTGTATCTGAAGTAAGTCAGGACGCTGGTAACACTAAAATAACTAGCAATTTACTTTTACATTTACCTTTAATTGATGACTATACTGACTCTGTTGGTTCTAATAATGGTACAAATGATGGTTCTCGTTTAGGTATTTTTGAAAATGCCGTTGCCGTTGCCATTTCCGATGCCCGTACTACTGCTAACGACCAATATATTATAGCTACTGGTAAAGGTGGCCAAATAATATCAACAATAATTGAGGAATAAAATAAAATGAGTATGAAAAATAGAAAAATGGTTTTTGACAAGTTGGTAGCACAGAAGAAATTTAGCCAAATCTCCGCTCCATTAAGAGCAGAATTTGGCGACCCTGTTGTACCTAAAAAAGTTCCTTTTGACGAAAAGAAAGAAGCTACAAAAAAGAAGGGTAAATAAAAGATGGGAATAGATACACACAAAGCTAAATGGATTAAGGAACTCTACACTGGAACAACTGTTGCAGGAGATTTACCTTTTGTCCCTATAAGTTCCCCTGCTTTTGATGACTTTGCTTGGGCTTTAACGTCAGACGCAAACGGAATTATGGGAGCACAATATAGGAATAACTCTACTGGAGAAAGTGCAGAGATGAGGTTCGTTGTTGCTTCTAATTCCGGTTATATGGCCGTTACCCAACCAAGTTCCGCAAATACCGGCACTTTTTGCGGAATTAATAAAAGTGCAGGTAGTTTTATCTTTAGTTCAGACAGAAATTTAGTTCTGTTTACTCTAGCTGCTGATGATGACATCGTTTTTGGAACTGACGACTCGGAAAGATTTAGAATTAATGATGACGAAGGACTAACATCTCTAGCAAGAGTACAGCAAGGACAAGGTGCAGACGTTGCAAGTGCTAATAATTTAGTGTTAGGAACTGACGGAAACGCTTTTGAAATTACTGGAACTACTGAAATCCAACTAATTTCCAACATTGACTGGCAAAATGGGGCAGTTGTCACCTTACTGTTTACAGCAACACCTACTGTAAAGAACGGAACTGCTACATCTTCAACTAATATAATGATTAAGTTAGATGGTGCGGCTGACTTCGTAGCAAGTGCAGGAGATACTTTAACTTTAATGTTAGCTGAGATTGGTGGAACACAAACTTGGAAAGAAATTGGTAGAGCGGTTCTAACATAAAATTATTTTTTTTTCTTTTCCACCTTTCTACGATTAGAATATTATCGGAAAATTATTAATAAATCGAGAACTCTCTCGTTTAGTCGGTTCTCTCAAATTAATAAGTTCCCTTGAAAAGTGTTCCTCCCTTTCTCCCGACGATTTAAAGAAACCTATAAAATTATAGATAGGTTTCTTCAAAGAAAGAAATCGTCGGAGATAGATAAAAATGAATAATAAAACGAAAGGAATAATTAAGTACACAATCGCAGAATGTTATATGTGTTTTAACAAATCAAATAAAGGGAGAATGGCGGAAATGCAAGACGATGATGAAAAATACTTTAGTAGGTTTTTTTGTGAAGAGTGTATAGGGGTAGAAGAATGAAATTTCATAGCACAAAAATATGTACAGAATGTGGAGAGATGTTATGGAAAGGACACGAAGAAGGTTGTTCTTGGTTAAAGTGGGATGGTGATGAAAAATGAAACCACAATCGTTTTAACAAATAATTTTAAAGAGTCAATAATCTGACTCTTTTTTTTACTCAAAAAGTCTTACTCTATACTACTACTAATAATTCCTTTAATGTATTTTTATATTTTTTTAACACTTTATATAATAGCCTACTATCTAAGAAGATGATGATAATATGAAGGAAACACTAGTTGTTTATATAACTTCCGAACTTAGTTCCATAACCTTTATATATAAGTCTATCAGACTTTATTATGTCCAAAAATTGAATTAGAAAAAAATGATGGAAAACGGGAAAAAGAAGTGAGAGTCAAAACCCGTTTTCCATCAAATAAATATTGGTGGTGATGTAAATGAAGAAAAGTGAAGCGAGGATATTAATCTTTCTATCTAATGCAGAAGATAGGCATAAATATGCAAAGCATATTTCTTATAAATTAAATATAGATTACGGGTATTTAATAGGTCTCCTTAATGGTTTAAAATTTTTTAAAGTTATTACTCCAATGAAACGTGGTAATAAGGTGTTCTATCGCATTAACAAACCTGCTTACGTTGATAAAGCATTGGTTCGTTTATTCGGAATACATTGATAAAGCATTGGTTCGTTTANGTAAACTATGATTACCATTTCACTCTTACCACTTGTAAGTTTGGCATTGTTTTTGTCTGCGTCAATATCTTACGAGTGTATGACACATAAAAAACAAACAAAACTAACCGAGGTAAATAAAAAAATGGAAATAAAAGTAGAAGCACCAAAACGAATTGAAGACGGCAAACACGAAGGCGTGATTGTAGAAGTTAGATATAGAGAAACACCTTACGCATATACAGACTTTGTTATAGAGTTTGATGAAGGTAAAAAAGTAATTACCGGCGTACCAACAGCCTTAACACCGGAGTCTAAGTTAGGAAGAATCTTATTAGACTTTGGAGCTAGTTTAGAAGTAGGTGAGTCAATAGACCCCGAAACTGTACTAGTAGGTAAGAAGTGTAGTTTTATGACTATGACAAAGACTAGTGATAGAGGCTCATTTGCGAATGTTGTACAAGGTAGCTTGAGGCCTAGAGAATGAAACACATCACTAACTGGACTGACTCCCCTAAGGGGTCACTCTCTCCTGACCAACAGTTACAAGTAGAACTAGTTGACGTGTTAAGAGACATAAGAGATATATTGAATACGAGGTTAAGGTGAAAGCATTAGAATATGTTGACTTGAAACAGTCTATTGAAGCAGTTAAAAGAGCTATTGAAGAGTCTAGTATTAGCTTACAGATTAATAAGGTGGTACTAGTAGCACTCGAAAAGGAGATTGAGAACTATCAACCTCCTTTAAGACTAAATACACAGAAAGAAGATAAGAATAAGATTACCAAAGAGAGAGGAGAAGGTAGTTAATGGGTAAAAAGATGAATTACAACTGTCCAAGGTGTGGTTTGTTGTTAGGTATATCACAGTTCCATAACTTGGACAACTGTAATGGACAGTTAGATAAGAAACTTTAACACATATTGAGCCCTTCGGGCTTAAACTAGACAACAAGTTTATATGTATCAAGTCCCTACTAGTCCCCATGAAGGGACTAGACCCTAGTGATACTTACTTCTTGATACTTGTAACACACTGGTTCAATATGCAACAGAAAAGACTCTAGTCCTCATCTATTGGTCTTGAGGGGGTTAACCCCTCTGCGACTTTACTACGTCGTTTTCGAATACGACTTGTAAATCAGTAACCCGTTGTGGCGTAAACAGAACGGGTAACTGACTACTAGATGAGGCAACTTATCTAACGGGAGACTGCCGTCTCCCTATGGGGCTCCCTTCGGTCGCCCCTATGTGGGCTCCCTTCGGTCGCCCGTATGGTCGCTCCCTTCGGTCGCTCCCCGGTGGGCTCACTGCGTTCGCCCACTCGTTGCACTCGTGTGTTAGTATGTGTATTAGTTATGTTTATAGTTAGCGAGTTTGAGAAGGGTGGGGTTGTTTGTGTACAGGAACCCGCAGACAAATTTTATAAATTATAAAATTATACTAATATTATAACTTGCGACTATTGGTCGCATCAGTAATATCTAAATCTCAAGCTGAGATACGCAAAAAAGGTGAAAAAAAAGTGATGGAATTAGACGAATGGCAAAAAGAGGTAATGGCAACGGAGGGGAACATTGTTCTACGTTCTGGAAGACAGGTCGGTAAGAGTACTGTTATTGCCCGTAAAGCAGCCGAGTATGCTTTGGCCAATCCAAACAAGAATATTCTTGTTATTGCTTCGGTTGAGCGTCAAGCTTTACTACTATTTGAGAAAATCCTCAGTCATCTTTATCTATTTAATAATAAAGAAATAAAGCGTGGCAAGGATAAACCAACAAAACATAAGTTAAAGTTAAAGAATGGTGCTGTAATTCATTGCCTTCCGACGGGGCTAAGTGGTTATGGTATCCGAGGATTAACTATTGACCTTCTTATTGCTGATGAGGCAGCTTTCATTCCTGAAGAGGTTTGGACTGCTGTAACTCCTATGTTAGCCATTACTAGAGGGCACATTATTCTATTAAGTACTCCTTTCGGGAAAGGCGGTTATTTCTATCGGTGCTTTAATGACCCAACTTTTACTTCTTTTCACGTATCGAGTGAAGACTGCCCCCGTAAGAATCAGGACTTTTTAGACCAGGAGAAGAAGCGAATGTCTATTTTGCAATATGCCCAAGAGTATTTAGGCGAATTTGTTGATGAACTCAGACAGTTTTTCTCCCTTGACCTCATAAAGCGTTGTATGAGCACCCAGAAGCGTGATTTCCCCAATTTCCGCCACGCTAAGAAATATCTCGGCGTCGACGTCGCCCGTATGGGGCGTGATGACACTGTACTTTTTTCTATTGCTGAGATTGACGGCAATTTATGGCAATTTGATATGGAAATTACTAAAAAGAATATGATTACCGAAAATGCAAGGAGGATTAAGAATGCCGACAGACGGTATAACTATAACACAATCTATATTGATGATGGGGGAATGGGCGTTGGGGTCTTTGACATATTGCTTGAGGACTCCCAAACTAAACGAAAAATCGTACCCATTAATAACTCAAGTCGGAGTTTGGATAAAGAGGGAAAACGAAAAAAGAAACTCCTTAAAGAAGACCTTTACAACAATCTTTTATCTTTAATGGAACAGGGTAGACTCAATTTGGTACACGACCAGGATACTATTGACAGTTTAAGGTCTGTGCAAGTTGAATATACTCCTAAAGGTATGCGGATATTTGGGAATTGGACTCATATTACTGAAGCTTTAATCCGTGCTGCTTGGTGTGTTAAGAGCAAAGGTTTAAATATTTACATTCATTACTAGAAATAATGGCAGATACAGGAATTTTTGCAACAACGGCCGAAGTAATACGAAAAACAGGTGCAAATGCTTCTGCAACCTCTGCGACTGAAGCTTATATTAACGATTATATGACTCAAGTTGAGAGTTTAATTAATTGTGTTACTCGCTATAATTGGAGTGACGCATATTCTGGCTTAAATGCTGACGTTAAAGGTATCTTGAAAGAAGTTGCCTCAAATTTGGCTGCTATTTACGTTATTGAATATGACTTTAGTGGTTTTACTAGCAGAAACGAGGCTGAAAGTATGATTAATGTTTTGAGAGACGGAGCATTAAGAGGAATGTCCTTGTTAAGAGACCAAAAAGTGCAGAAATTTATGAACGACGCCTAAAATGGCACACGACTTTAAGCGTTTCCCCGAACTCACCAACTCCCAGATGGAAGTTTATTACTTTGACTCACCCCATAAACAAATTACTGAAGAAATCAACGCCACTGTGATAAAGGTTCACGATGGCGACACCATAACCGTAAGATGGAGCGAACGGGACTTTGACTTCCCTGTACGTTTTAACAATACTGCTGCTCCAGAACTTAACGAAAATGGCGGCCACACAGCTCAGGAGTGGCTAGAGCAAAGAGTTCTCGGTAAAGAGGTTCAGATTAACCCAGACCCGAAACGTGTTGAAAAATGGGGTCGGCTTTTGGCGTCTGTCTCAGAAGGTGGCCAGAACGTAGGCGACGAAGAGGTTATGCTTGGGTTTGCTACTACTTGGGCACAACGTAAGGAAGGAAAAATAACATCAAAAATATAAAATGCCACTAAACCAAAGCTCAATATTTCCTCCCAGCAGGGAGTTAAATGTAAATTTCAATTGGGTAGATGTATCTTCAGGCACTGGGTATGTTTTATTTGACGGTTACGCTTCTCCTTTAGCTGCAGGAACAGAATATGTCTTAATTCCTTCTACTATTGCTGATGATGTTACTAGTGTAGCGACTGTTGGCAACGGTTTAACTACTAGTATTGACCCTGCTGTTTCCGGTGTTATGGCGAAGAGGGGAGAAATAGATTTTGACATGTCTGTTTTCAATATACCCCAAACTGTCAGGGGCGACGTTTATGTTCGAGCACCAAGCACTGGTACAATTAGCGGTGCAGGAACTCGAACTGTTAAATTAATAGTTAAATTCAGGAAATGGGACGGTGTAACCGAGACAGACATAGCTTCTGGCGAAACTGCTAATCAGAACTTTTCTTCTCATGTAACTTTTGGCCAAACTGTTAAGATAGTTGTCCCTCGCACTTTGTTTAAGAAAGGTGAAACTTTGAGAATAACTGTTGAATATTGGGGTCAAGATGTTGTAGGAACATTTGCTTATACTGCGGGACACAATCCGCGAGACACAGCCGGTGGAAGTTTTAATGTTAATGAATCTAGACTGTCCGCTGCCATTCCATTTGAGGTAAATATATAGAATGCCAGACACAAGAATAGATGCTGCCGAATACGGCGATTTTACGAACACCATTACAGACTTTTCTGTTGACCCTGTTAGCACTGACGGGGCTCAAGACCAAAAAGAAACCACTTATCAAAACGTAAATTGGACACAGCAATTCGGATATTATAAGAAAATTCCTGAATTGAAGGCCAGTATTGACGCTTTGGCAACTTGGACTATCGGAAAAGGTTTCAAAAGTAACCCTATCACTGAAGTTTTACTTGCAGAAATAAAAGGCTTTGGAAAAGATACATTTAACAGTATTATGGAGAATTTGGCAAGAGTTGCTAAGATTGGTGGGGACTCTTTTGCTGAAATTATCCGAGATAACAATGATAATCTCGTAAATTTAAAGCCATTAGACCCAGAATCTATTGTAATTGTTGCTAATAGACAGGGTTTAATCATAGCTTATGACCAAATCAATAAAACTGCTGATAAAAAGGACACTAAAAGATTTCAGGCAGAAGACATTTTCCACCTCTCCCGAAATCGTACCGCAGACGAAATTCACGGCGAAAGCCTTATTGACGCTGTTGAAGATATAATTTTAATGCGTAATGAGGCTATGGCTGATTATAAGAAATTGCTTCATCGTAACATTTACCCAGTACGTATATGGCACTTGGACACTGATGACGCTACTGAAATTGCGGCATTTAAGGCTAAAGCCGATAAAGCACAGACTCAAGGAGAGAATATCTTTATTCCTAAAGGTGTTGTTGAGACTGAATTGGCCGCAGTGCCTACCAACTCCACTTTAAACCCTTTACCTTGGATAACACAGCTTAANCAATACTTTTTTCAGGCGACGGGCGTACCCCAAATAATTGTNGGCGGCTCTTCAGAATTTACTGAAGCTTCCGCAAAAATTGCTTATTTGGCGTTCGAACAAGTAATTAATGAGGAACAGTTGTATATCGAAGAACAAATCTTATCACAATTAAACTTACAAATCTCTTTGGAGTTCCCTGCTACATTACAGAATGAAATGTTATCGGATAATGCTAAGAGTGAAACAACACAGGCCTCAACACCTGAGGACACTGCTGTTACTAATGTGGGTGTTCAATAATGGTAAGCAGAAGAAAGAAACAACAGAAAATAAGAAGACACCCACGAAACCCAGTTGATGTTAGGGCTGGAATCCGTGATGAAGATATAGGAATGAGTAGAGCTGCACAGCGTACTCCTACTAAAAAAGAGATTGAAACTTTCCAAAGAACTGGCCGAAGTACAGCTCAACAAGAGCGAATCCGAGCAACTAAACGTGCAGACCCAAGTTCTGCGGGAGATGTTCAGAGAGCAGTTGACGCTAGGAACAAAGAGAGAGGGTTTCCTTCTGGAGATGTTCCTTTAAGAGCTCCAGTCGAACAAACAGAACAGACCCCTTCGCTTCCTGTGGAAACTGGGGAAGTCCAACCTACTGAAACCCCTGTTCTAGAAGTTCAACCAGTGGAAGAGTTAGTTCCCACTGAACAACAACAAATAGGAGAAGAAATTAACGTCGGTCTTGACCCAACGTTGGTAAATACCGAAATCCTTAATCTAGATATAGTGGGGGTTCAGAACGAAGCACGTAACCCTAACCCTGATTTAGCTCAAGTAGCGGGATTAACTGCTGCTGGAGTTGGAATCTCTTTTGGCGGAGCGGCATTATTAGCTGTAAGTAGTGTTGGGAGTGCAATATTAGCTTCTGGCGGGTTAAGTACTCGTGCAATAGCTAGTGCTGCAAGTGGAAAACTCACAACAAACATTGGGGGGATTGCTGTAAACCCTGTAACTGCTGTAAAAGTGGCAAAATATTTGTCTGGCTTAGTTAAAGCAACAACTTCTCCCCTTGCAGTAATGGGAATTTTAGGCACTGGACTTTATACTTCCTTATTTTGGGCTCAAAACGAAAAAGGGGACGCAATGACCTCTTTAACTATCGGACAGAAAGAAGCATTGAAAAACGGAGATTATGAGAGTGTTCTAGAAATTGGAATAGCAATCCAAGAAGCTAATAATATTTCTGCTGGAGTTCCGATTGTGGGATTTACTCAAGCAGAAAAGGCCAAATTTGAAGCAAGTGTGCAGATAAGCGAAGTTTATGTTCAGGAAGCTAAAAAGAAAGCTGCCGAAGGTGCAGAAGGAACGCCTGTCACTCCTAAAGAATTGCCTAAATGGACAGAAACAGAGCAAGGCAAATTCCAACCTAATGAAAATAACCCCTTTTGGATAAAAGAAGGCGGACGTAATGTCTGGACTGGAAGATGATAGATTTAACTTCCCTACTAGAAAACAGCGTGATGGGCGTATTACTAGGTTGGTTTATGTTCAGAATGGAAAAAGTTATTAAGAA